GGACCTCCTAAAAACTCCACAATATTCTTCACACATGCCTTGGATATTTTCCGCGATTTTCCACCATTTTCACATATAATGTTCTCCAAAGAACTTGGATTAGACCGGATTTCATCCATCAATTGTGGAAATGTTCCATATTTCTTCATAATTGCTATAGCGGTCACTGTACTAATTCCCGGTATTTGACATAAAAGTATTTCACCTATATTTTCAGGAGTAATATTATCCTTCTTCACTTTTTTTACAACAGAACAATAGTCCGCAGAAGAAACGTATTCATTTTGTTCTCCTAAATCATTTTCAACAGGAGGATTTGGAGAACCTGCAACAACAGGTGGACCCAATGTATATGCAGCACGCCTTCCCTTTTGGAACTCCTTTTCCATTTTTTCGGCCATCCATACAATTGTTTCCGCGGTTTCATTGAGAGAACATGTTCTAAGTACACTAAATCCCTTGAAATAATTGAGGCTCGTCATTGCCGAAAGAACAATACGTTTTTCCATGGGGGTTCTCAATTGAGAGAACATACCTTCTATCATATAAATAATGTTATGAGGCGAATGTTCTCCAGAATGGATTAATCTATAGGACTGCTCTTCGTATCTACCGTCTTTAATACTGGCTAAAAGGTCACTGAATGACTTGCGTTCAATCAAAACAACATTGCGTTGACCATCTGTTTGAATTATAATATCACCTAAAGGGAGAACCTCGTGGGATAGTTGAATAGACGTATTATTTCCTTCGAAATTGACTATACTATCGATTTTACTATACAAATCACGTTCTCGTTCATCTATAATAATATGCATAATGTGGGATTGTATTAGAAGATGGGATACAATAGTTTCATATGAAATTATTATATCATTTTAAATAAATATATAGCATAATATATAGCATGAATACATATTAATGTCTGGTTGAGTGGAGTGATGCCCCGGGGCATCACATCACACATCTAGTCATTAAAACTTGGGTCTAAGTCTGGGCACATGAATAGTCGTGCCAATAGGAACAGTGGTGCGTGTAAAGTTCATACGGATAAGACTGGATTGCTTGCAGCAATTGCCTTGAGGGATGCCATTCGCAGAATAAGCAACCGATGTCCAGCTGCTTTTGCCAACTTGGGGCAAAAGACCAGGCTTGTTGTTTCCTCCACCTTGATATTGGTTCACAATACTCGATATTGAACTAGTTCTCTTCGTTGTGCTTAAAACCATATTGGATTATATATTCTATAAACATTTTTATTTTGCTTTACTAAATAATTTATGCTAAATTATATAAAAACAACGCACTATTTATTATAGTTACTAATTGTTTTCATTCTATTTATTGAATAAAATGAACACATTTGATGCAGCATCCAAACACGCATATTCTTTTATTGATGACGATATTCGCATTGAAAAATGTGCAAATGGTCAAGAAACTATGATATTCGACCCATATAATTCGCTAAATAAAGTAATTACAGAAGAGGAAATCAAAAAAATACTTCGGGTATATGGAATTGATGTACCTATACACAATATAAAATTATACCAACGTGCATTTGTGCACTGTTCTTACATCAAACGTCCTGCTATTGAAAACCAACAAAACAATATTGCCATAATGAATAAACCCGATGACTGTTTATCTCTATATACAAAATCAAATGAAAGACTGGAGTTTGTCGGCGATGGGGTATTGGAATGTATTACTAAATACTATTTGTATCGCCGTTTTCCTAAAGAACAAGAAGGATTTATGACAGAGAAAAAGATTGCGTTGGTGAAGAATGAATCCATTGGCAAAATGGCCTATGAAATGGGGTTGCATAAATGGTATATATTATCCAAACATGCCGAGGGTAAACAGATACGAACTAACTTGAAAAAACTGGGGTGTTTGTTTGAGGCATTTTTAGGCGCATTATTCCTCGACTTCAATAAAATAGAAATAAAAGACGAAGACGAATGGTTTTCTAAACTATTTGTAACCGGCCCCGGGTTTCAGATGGCGCAGATATTTGTGGAAAATGTGTTTGAAAAACACGTAGACTGGGTTTCCCTTATACGAAATGATGATAACTATAAGAATATTTTGCAGGTAAAGGTACAAAAAGAGTTCAAAGTTACGCCTCATTATATGGAAGTATCCGAATATTCGCCCGAAAATGGATATCATATGGGTGTATATTTGTGTTTAGGTCAGGCAGTCCACTCAGTAAATCATACAGATGCTATATCCTATACACAATTTAGTAATTATAAAGAAATACATCAATATATGTCCGAACGAGGGAAAGTATTTGTATTTTTAGGTGAAGGTCAACATAAAATCAAAAAGAAGGCGGAACAAATAGCATGTGAAATGGCGATTTCAAGGTGGGTGTAAATCCTCGTACCAATATATTTTGATATGTTTTATATATAGAATGAAACATATTGTATATAATCACTATGTTGTTATGTTTTTCATAATGTTATTGTCCGGGTTATTATCCACAATGAATGTCTGGGTAGATAAATATGATGATATACGTCTTAGTTTGAATGATTTGTATATGATATTACTTATGGGTGGATGGATGATATTTTTTATGGGATTATGGTACAGAGAACTTTATCCAGTATTAATTGGATTATGTATTGCTATAGTAAATATATGGTGCATAAGAGCACAATTTTTAGTAAACGAAAATCAATATAAAAATGGCATGATACCCCATCATTCTATGGCAATACTTATGAGTAAAAAACTGTTGGAAAAAGAAAATAATATAGGCGAGTTCCTTGAAAACATAATAAACACACAAGAAAAAGAAATCGCATTTATGAAATCCCCCTAATGTCTGACCGTATGGACTATGATGCCCCTGGGCATCAGTCCACCCAACCAGACACTAAATATACTAAATACCTCTCCAATATATTTATTGGTAAAATGATATAGAATAATTTGATTATATTCGTTTATATGTCTATCAATATAAACGAACATGGTTTTTGGGACGGCGAGTTTGCAGTGGGTCATCACGCCTATGACAAACCCTTAAGTGACGCTTTAGTGGATTTTTTGAAAAGAGAGAACGCGGTGAGTATGGCAGATTTAGGATGTGGACTGGCAAACTATGTTGCCCATTTTATTGAAAACGGTATTAATGCAACTGGGTACGACGGTAATCCAAAAACCCCCGAACTCACAAATAATCTAGCGTCGGTATTAGATTTAGCTATACCATTTACATTTGATAAACCATATGAATGGATTATGTCTATTGAAGTCGGAGAACATTTACCTGCTCAATACGAAGATACATACATGCTAAATCTGCATAATAATAATGAAAAAGGAATTATTATGAGTTGGGCATTGGAAGGACAAGGTGGATTAGGCCACTATAATGAACGAAATAATGCCTATATCAAGGAAAAAATGATGGCGTTGGGCTATACAAATGATGTGGAAGAAGAAACCAAATTGCGCGAGGCGTCTTCTTTATGGTGGTTTAAAAATACACTTATGGTATTTCGCAAGGTTATTGCAAAATAAATATGGGTATGTGTACCCGTGGATAAAACAACCCTTGGGGTGGGGTAGAGTAGTAGAGCAATAGTGAAAAATAATCGTTATAAATATACAATAATATACTATACTATTGTATATAGATACAAATGGAAGGTCGTAATTATTTAGAACAAATGCAAATAAAACGTCAGGCAAAAAAACCGCCAGTACTAAATGTTGAAATTGGTAAAAAAGCAATGGCGAAAGCGACTATTCATAAACCAAAAGTAGTTATAAAAGAATTAGAAGATGGTGAAGAACCGGAAGATGGGGAAGAACTGGAGGAAAGAGAAGAAGTCGAAGATGGTGAAGAACCGGAACCCCAAAAATCACATAGAAAAGAGGTCAAAATGACCGACTTGCGCGGAAAAGTTCCAGTTGACTATGAATTGATTATGAAACGATTGCAAACCAATCATATTACAGGTGTAACAGCATTAAACCAACAGCCTCCCAATATTGCAATTAATAAAGCAGCCATATCTATAGTGAAACCGCCTATACAAAAAACAACCACCCATTTTGTAATAGAAGAAGAACCGGATATTGCGGCACAATTTGAAAAAGAATTGGAAAAAGAACCAGCGGCACCGGAGCCGGAGGAAGAGCCCGAGCCTGCAGCACCTAAACCAGCTGCCAAAACTGTGGCGGATGCAGCCCCGGATGCGGAGCCGGAGGCTGCCGCCGCCCCCGCCCCCGCACCAGAACCAAAAAAACGCGGACCGAAAAAGAAAATAGTTGTTACCGGTAAACTCATGGAAAAATTGCCCGGGCCGGTAGCCGAAGAGGCCGCGCAAAAAGAACCCGCTGCAGAAGCGGCCAAACCTGCACCCGTCGTCATAAAAATCCCTAAAGGAAAGGCGACTAAGAAAATACGCGATGCAATCGCGATGAAACTCACCAAGGCCGAAATAAACCGACGTATGCCTAAACCAGAGAAACTGGTCGTGAGAACATCCCAATATTATATGAATAATCGTAAAATGTATGTGCAAAAAATTAAAGAACTTTTTAAGCCATATGAAAAAGAACTGGAAGAAATGGGCGAAATCGCATCCTGTGCGAAAGACCCCTCCGTGGACTTTAGTTTATTAACCCATCAAAAAATAGTCCGTGATTACCTCAATCTATTTACACCCTATCGAGGGCTATTGCTATATCACGGTTTAGGATCTGGTAAAACATGTACATCCATTGGTATAGCAGAAGGCATGAAAAGTGCAAAAGAAATTATTGTTATGACACCCGCATCTTTGGCCACCAATTATTTCACAGAAATCAAAAAATGTGGCGATGTTCTCTATCGCAAAAACCAGTTTTGGGAGTTTGTAGGTATTGAGGGACAGCCAGATAACGTAGAACTCTTATCCAAGGCCCTTTCTATTCCCACTGCATTTATTGAGAAAAAAAATGGTGCATGGATGGTTGACGTGAAAAAACCGCCCAACTTCACGACATTAAGCACATCGGACCAAGAAAGCATAGATGAACAATTAGATATGATGATTAGGTCGAAATATACGGATATTCACTATAACGGAATGAACCGCAGAATACTCAACCAAATTACCCACAATGGAGCAATAAATCCATTTGATAATAAAACCGTTATTATTGATGAAGTACACAATTTCGTAAGTCGTATAGTAAACAAACTAAATGTTCGTAAAGCCGACCATATCAGCAAAGAATTATACAACTATTTATTGACAGCGAATAATGCGCGTGTAGTGGCGCTTTCTGGTACTCCTATTATCAATTCTCCTCACGAGCTCTCTGTGTTATACAACATATTGCGAGGGGCTATTCGCACATGGACAATTCCAGTGAGACATATGGAAAACAAGAAAATTACCAAGGAAGATATCCTGGATATGTTGAATGAACCGCCAGCTGGATTACCTGCAGTGACAGAATACGATTATGTCGAGTTCTCCGATAATAAATTGGTTATTACACGTAATCCGATTGGATTTGTCAATACCAAACGCCGCGAGGCAAAGACCAAAGCGGGTGGAAGTAACGATGAAACTGTGGGCGGGTTCTTAGGAACCTTATTTGGTGGAAAAAAGAATAAAACAAAAAAAAGCACCGAAAAGAACCCACCAAAATCGCCGAAACAAACTAGTAAAAAGCGTCGACATAAAACGGATGGCGATTATTCTGCCTATGAAATCGTAGATGGTATATTAAGAATAAAAGATGTTCCTAAACTTCTCATATCGAAAGAAGAAGATATAGATAATTATCAAAGAACAGGGCACGATTTACATAAAGATGGTGGTGCGAAGGACGAGTTTGACAAATATGCAGGTGTAAAATTGGACGAATCCGGTTATATATCAGATGACCAATTTTTGGATGTTATTAAACGAATATTGCGAGCGAATGATATAGAAGTATTAGACAGAATAATGAAGGGACAACCTGTATACAATCTTGCACTTCCAGATGATTCGTCCGAGTTTGAAACCAAGTTTATAGATTTAGCAAATCGGACGATTACGAATGCAAATGTATTTAAACGGCGTATATTGGGATTGACTTCTTATTTTCGCAGTGCTCAGGAAAGTTTATTGCCTCGGTTTGTAATGAATGGAGATAAAACATTTCATATTGAAAAAATATCCATGAGTGAACATCAATTGGATGAATATTCAGCCAAACGATTTTTGGAAATTGAAGAAAAATCGGGTAAGAGAGAAAAACAAGATAAGATTGTTCAAAAAGATAATGAAAATGCCGGAGAAAATATATATGAGGACCATTCGACGTACAGAGTAGGTTCGCGTGAAACATGCAATTTTGTATTTCCGGATGGCATTGAACGTCCAATTCCGGACACAAAAGTACATAAACAAATAGAGGCGGATAAAAAATCAGGAGGCGACCCAGATAAAGAAGCAGATGAAAGTGGAAGTGACATGGGGTCGGAAAGAGAAGCCGAAGACCAAATTAGTATAGATAATGTTGACAATGTGGAGAATAGCCTGCAAAATGATAGTAAATATATGACACGTATCAATGCTGTTATGAAACAACTCGCATTTGACCCGACAAAACCAAGAAATGAACAATATCTAACAAAAGAAGGTATGCTAAATATGTTAAGTCCTAAAATGGCGAAAATGATGGAAAATATACAAAATCCCGCAAACGAAGGATTGCATTTGATGTATAGTCAATTCCGTCACATAGAAGGCATTGGTATATTTAAACTTATTTTAGAGGCAAATGGGTATGCCGAGTTCAAAATAAAATCGGTTAGTGGCGCAGCCTCATGGGAAGTAATAGAGAATGAGGAGGATGTGGGAAAACCAAAGTTTGCTCTATATACAGGAACGGAAAGTGAAGAAGAAAAAGAAATCATACGTAATATCTATAACGGAGATTGGGGATTTGTTCCTAAATCCATTGTGGACAAATTGAAGGAAAAATCATCCAATAATTTGTATGGTGAAATAATTAAAGTTCTCATGATTACTGCCGCTGGAGCAGAAGGTATCAATTTGCGCAATACTCGGTTTGTCCATATTACAGAGCCTTATTGGCACAATACTCGGTTAGAACAAGTGATTGGTCGCGCGAGACGTATTTGTAGTCATGAACAATTACCCGAAGAATTAAGAACAATACAGGTGTTTTTGTATGTTTCTTATTTTGGTGAAGACATTTTGCCTAAAGTACAGTCAACTATTCAAACGAAGGATTTAGATCCGGATGATGTGAACCATGTTGAAACCACGGATGAATATCTATTGCGCATTGCTACTAAAAAAGAGGTAATAAATAAAACCTTTTTGAAAGCGATTAAAGAAAGTGCGATGGATTGTACTTTGTACAAAAACAAAGAAGGGCTAATGTGTTATGGAGTTGGTATGGCCAAGAACCCGGGAAATCAGTTCTTGTCATATCCGAATATAGACCAAGATGTAGCAGAACGCGACGATCTCAATGTAAAGAAAACGGAACTCAAATTGGTGGAATTGAAGGTGGAAATACGCGGTGTAAAATATGCAATAGACAAGACAACGGAGAACTTGTATGATTTAGCTAAATATAAAAACGGGGAAATAGAACTGGTTGGAAAATTGGTCCGACCTGGAAAAGGAAAAACAAACTATGATATCAAGTTTGCCAAATAATGTATTGTGCAAGTATCGAGTAGCAAATAATGAAATCAATTCATTATTTACTGTATGGTCATATGGACTTATTGTCCAGGGTATCGTGTTCCACCCAACCAGCATGATGCTGACCATATGGATTTTTAATCCATACGGTCAGCCATTATATAGAGTACCGGTTATAGTCCAAAGATTTTTTTGAAATTGCATGTTATAGTGGGGCAACCGCCGGACAATTGGATATGCATTTTCAATAATTCCGCAATGGAATCAACAAAATTATCAAATGCACTGATTACTTCATTCTCATGCTCATTTTCTACGACAATCAACTTCTCTTTCACTGTAATAAAAAATATTATTTTTAGAACTCCCGCACACATATTCACCATATCTTTCGGGTGGACCGCATATACTACAGCATATAAATCCATTACCATTTTTACTATTTCCGGGAAATCGGCAACGGAGATACGACCGTCTTTCACAATTGACTGCAATGATTTTTCCAGTGACCCAAAATAAGTAAAATGTTTTTCTAGGATTTGTTTCAAACAGTCAATATATTTAGCGTCAATCGGATACTCATATTTCTTTTGCATGTCATGGTCGGCTATTATCTTTTCAATAAGGGCAACCATAGTCAATTGTACTAAAGTGTTTGGGTCTAACGGGTAGTCCTGAGAACTGGTAGTAATTATACTTGGGTGACCCGTATTTACTGAGGCGGAGGCATTGGCATCGGCATCGGCATCGGCATCGGCATCATTAGATTGTATGGTTTGGGTGATTTCGGAGACCTCAATGTCTTCCGGAGACACGGATGTATCAATCAATTCATATTTGGATTCGGCAATTTCACTAGACATAATTATACTATTTATAATTAGTATAG